TAGTAGCCCATATTAGTTCACGGCCCCAACCTTTTTCTTGAACACCATTAAGCTGTGTCATATTGCATCCTTTCGATAGTACTTGTTGAACTGTATCCTTTAACAGTAGGTACAATATGCACAGGTGCTAAATCGTGTCCTACAATTTCTTCTACAGTATAATCTCCGCCCTTGACAATCATGTCAGGCTTTATTTGTTTAATTAATTCGTATGGAGTGTCTTCTTCAAACACAATCACTTCATCTACATAAGGTATAAGATCAAGTTGCTCTAGTCTTGTTTGTTGATCGTTAATAGGACGACTGTTTCCTTTAAGACGTTTAACACTTTCATCACTATTTAATCCTACAACTAATTTGTCTCCTAAACTGCGAGCTTCTTTGAGTAATGTTAAATGTCCTTTGTGTAATACATCGAAACATCCATTGGTGAATATTACACGTTTTTGTAAATCTTTTTCTTTAAGAATGTATGTACCAACGTGTTTTACACTTTCAGTTGAACCTTTGACAGATAGTTCTAATGCTTTTTGATAATCATATCCTTTAGTAAGTGCATATACAAATGCCGCTAAGAAACAATCACCTGCACCTGTTACATCTGATACTTCGACAGGATCAACTGGCACGGTATAATACTGTTTGTCTATTTCTGCTATGACAGGCTTAGATGCATTTGTTGTTATAATATTACCAAGCCACTTTGTAAAACCTAAGCCTTCAAACTCTGCACCATTGGGTTTAACTAGCCACGCATCTTTATAATATTGCGCTGGTCGTTTTGGATCTACAATAGTATAACAACCTGCACTATTTGCCATAGCTATGATTTCTTCAGCAAAATCTAGTACACCTTTATTGTAGTCACTTAATACAACATAGTCATAGATACTAAAATCTAATCCTCTAAGATCTTCTAGTATTTCATAACCGTCAGCATAATAGTCTTTGTCGATTCTTGTAATGTAATGACCATCACACATTACACGAGTTTTAATACTTTTAGGTTGATCGTAATCATACAATGCTGCATTAACACCAAGACTACGCAAATTTTCATATACTAATCCTGCACCACCAATTGTTTCTTTAATTTCATTTTGTGTAACAACTGGAACAGGAGCTTCGGGGCTTAGTCTGGTGCTTGTACCGTAAATGTATTCATCTAAGATAATATCACCTATAACTAGTACTTTCATATATTCGCCTTTACAAATTCTTCTGGAGTAATAAATTTATAATCTCCTATTAGTTTTAGTAATTGTGTATTGTTACTTCGAGTATACATTTGATAGATACCTTTTAATTCTTCTGGAACATCAATATATATGATTTTTGCACCATATGTTTTTGCAATCAAATCTCCCCAGTTTTGAAAACTGTAGGTATTGCCTGTTCCTAAATTACATGTAAATGATGTAGGAATTTTCATGTGTGTTTCATACATAATTTTAACAACATCATCTACACAAATAAAGTCTCTGTGTACTGATTGACTGTTTCTAAATAACTTAATTGAAGAGTTTGTTTTTGCTTGATGTACAAAGTTGCTGTAAGGGCTTGCCATACCTGCATATACTTTGTGTTGTTCTCTATTGCCATATACATTAAAAAAGCGCCAGCTTTGTGTTTTACCAGAAGCTTTTGCAAGTATGTTGTCGCACATCATTTTAGTTGCAGCATACATATTTTTTGGTGCTGCATTACTAGATACCTCTTCGGTATCTTCATTGTCTCCATAAACACTAGCACTACTAGCAAACACTATGTCAGTTGCAGTTTCTAATAACTGTCGAGTGTACATAACGTTACTTTGATATATACTATCCCAGTCGTTGCTACTAGTTTTACTGTTAGCACCTAAATGCCAAACAGTATCTTTGCTTAAATCTCGACTTAGTAGCTCGCTTGGATGTATAAAATCCTCAAACTCTAAACCTGCTAGATTTGCTACTTTGTGCGGGTTAAGCGTATCAGCACAAATGATATCTTTGTGTCCTTGGCTGTTTAAGTACGCAACCATATTGCTGCCAACAAAACCAGCAGCTCCTGTTACAATATGCATATGTGACTCCTTTAACATATTATAAGCACTTTATCACTAAATGTCAAGATACATAAATAATTATCTTAGTAGTTAAAGGATTAAACAATGAACATTCAAAAGTATTTGTATATGGCATTAGGAATTTTCTGTGTAGGAATGGCGTATATAGGCTTTGTTGTTCCTGGCATTCCTTTTAGCATCTTTCTTGTTATAGCAGCATGGGCTTTTGCAAAATCAAGTCCTAGATTACATAACTGGTTATATAATCATCCTTGGTTTGGAGAGTTTCTTACAAATTGGACATACAAAAAAGTATTCCCAACCAAAGGCAAATATTTAATGATAGGTGTCATGTCAAGTAGTTTAGCGTTCTTATGGTTTAGTACAGGTAATATCAAAGCAGTTGCGTTTAGCGGAGCGTTTATGTTAGGTGTTGCTGTATGGGCTTGGAGATATCCAGGTTCAGTTGAAGAACAAGAACGTAGATTAGCAGCAGGTGAAAAGATTGCTTGGCTTAAATGATAGATCAAAGTAAGTTCCAAACAGTTATTGACAATTTAAAAAGTCAAGGCAATTATCGAGTGTTTAATGACATTCTCAGAGAACGTGGAGAATATCCACAAGCAATTTACTATGGCCCTTACAATATCAAAAACATTGTAAACTGGTGTTCAAACGATTATTTAGGCATGGGACAAAACAAAGTTGTCTTAGATGCAATGCATACTGCATTAAATCAAACTGGTGCAGGTAGTGGCGGAACAAGAAATATCAGTGGTACTAGTCATTATCATGTAGCATTAGAATACGAACTTGCACAGTTACATAAAAAATCCAAAGCATTATTATACTCTAGTGCATATGTTGCAAACGAATGGAGTTTAATAGCACTTAGTAAAATTATAACAGATATTGAGTTTGTTAGTGACAGTAAAAATCATGCATCACTCATTCAAGGTATAAGACATAGCCAGGCACCAAAACATATATTTGCTCATAATGATTTAGTAGAACTTGAAACTATACTAAAAAATATAAAGGGTACACCGTGTATAGTATTTGAAAGTGTCTACAGTATGGACGGATTTGTCAGTGATATAAAAGGTATTGTTGAACTTGCAGACAAGTATAATGCAATTACTTACATTGACGAAGTTCATGCTGTTGGTTTATACGGAAACCAAGGTGCAGGCTATCTTGAGAAGTTAGGACTACAAGATAAAGTTGACTTTGTAAACGGAACACTTGGGAAAGCATTTGGAGTACAAGGTGGCTATATTGCCGGAGACAGTGTTGCTATTGATGCAATAAGAAGTGTAGCAAGTGGATTTATTTTTACTACTAGTTTAAGTCCTGTAATTTGCGCAGGCGCACTAGCAGCTATAAAATATTTGCGCAGTGATAATGGTGTCGAACTTAGAAAACAACATCAACAAAGAGCTAATAAACTTAAACAACTTCTTAAAGAAAATAACATAGATGTTGTCGACAACGAAACACATATTGTTCCTGTATTAATAAGAGATGCAGTTCGTTGTAAACAACTAAGTGATATATTAATAAACGAATATAACATATATGTACAAGCAATTAATTATCCTACAGTTGATGTAGGCACTGAAAGACTGCGATTTGCACCTACACCGTTACATACTGATGCAATGATAAATGATCTAGTAGATAAGTTAAAGGAAATATTATGAGTGAAATATGGGATAGAATGATAGCATGCGAAACAGCCATTATTGAAAAATGTGCTGCCCATGGAGAAGAACAATTTGATGATCCAGAATTTGGTTGGTTAAACCGTGTATTCAAAGGAGAACACTTTCGTCGAGCTCATATAGATAGTGTAGATGCAAGAGATACAAAAGGACTGTATATGAGTCACATTTGTATTTTTCCAAATTGGGATAATGATGCTCCTATATATGGATTTGATATTATTTGTGGACGTAACAAAGTAACAGGCGCCTTTCATGATTATTCTCCTACAGTAGATTGGGAACATCCAATGGTCAACATGTTTGGAGATTTTGTAAGTAACTTAGAATGGCGAAAAGAACGTGAACTTCCGCCGTGGGCAAAAGCCATATTCAGCAAACACATGGTAGCCGCTTCAAATATTAATACCATTGAAGAAATGGAGCAAGTTGTTACTATGGCATTAGACAATTTGGATACCTATATAGCCGAACTTCCAAAGTATACTACATCTAGTGCCAATCAGACGTTAATTCGTGAAAAACAAAATAGATATTGTTATTATCAAAAGCAGAATCCCCATACACCTAAAGTTATGGAAAGTTTAGGATTGCCAGCAGACGATATTCGTGTTTTTATTGAAGAATGTTTGTTTCCAGAAGTTTAAAAAGTATCTAACCAATTTGGTAGGTCTAGTTTATCTTTTTTACTAGAGTATATTGTTTTTATTTTTTCTACCATTTCTTTGTTTTCTAGTACAAGCCTTGCGCCTCTGTGTAGTGGACGAGGCCATCCATTTATACCAACCCAAGCATATCCCGCACTTTCATGATTACATTGAGGAATAAATTCTTCAAATACAGTTATACAAAAGGCATTGTATGTAAATTTTTTGTCATCGCTAATAAATGTGTGTAAAGGATAAACTTTTTCTAAATCTGGAAGTATGCCAAGCTCTTCTTTACATTCACGTAGTAGTGTTTCTATCGGACGTTCGCGTTTAAGAGCTTTACCTCCCCAAAAACTCCATGTAAGAGGATGACTCCCTTGTTTACTTCTTTGTTGTAGCATGATTCTGCCTGTGTCTAAGGCAAGAAAACAGCATCCACTTGCTTGTATCATTATAGATATAATCGCCAGTATCCTGGATTATATGTTCCTTCGAATGTATTAATCCACTGACTTCCGTCCCATTTTAAATGATCTAATGTTGTTGTGTTTGTAATATATTCAACAGTAGATATAGTGCTTGCATCAAACACAACGTCCCAGCTTGTACCGTTAAATTCAATAATGTCATTGGTATTTGCTGTACTTCCAAGCCAGCCTGTGCCACTAGCAACATCATTTAATATTAGATATCTATCACCTGTTGTTGCTGCGGTTAATGTGCCGTCGCCTGGATAGTTTAGTTGAGGATCGATTGCAGCGTCTACTGTACCTTGTGTATTTCCTGGTAGTGTTGTTGAATCTATTGTAATGTTAAGTAAGTTTGGATTTGTAGTGTTTACTACTACTGATCCTACAATATCGTTTAGTGTTATGCTAGGATCTGTAGTTTGTTTTAAGCGTATTTGACTAACACTATCTCTAAATTCACCAATGCCTTTTAGTATGTTAACCCAATTTAGTATATTACCATTGGTGTCCAAGTTACTGCCGTTTCTATTAAGCAGTTGAGCAGTAGCGTTGCCTGTATTGTCGACTTCAAACTTCATTTTGTACTGTTCTAGTGTAACAACTTGATAACTTGTAAACAATGGAGTATAACTGCCGCCCGCCCGCAAACTTTCTAGCCCTTCATCAGTAACTTCGTCGATGTTGTCGATAATAGTATGAATAACTGTATTGCGTATAACTTTAGCAGGTGGGTTAATTAATACAGGCATTTGGAAAGTAAGTGCGCTGATGTCAATGATATCATCAACACCGCTAGGTATTGCTCGCATACTCCAGGTTGTACTGATTAATTCAACTGTGCTTAGTGTACTCCAGTCTAGTGGGTTATTGTTTGTATGAATATTCAAACTAGGATTAAACAACACAAGTATTTGTTCAAGTAGCTGTAGTTTTTGCTCTGTATTACTAGTCCATATATCAACTTGCATTGTAAGGTTATATGGAACAGGCTGGTGCCGTTTAATAGCATATTGATTGCCTACTTCGTTAAGATATTGTCCTGTAGCTTCGTCGAATTTTTTCTCATAAACTGGCATAGTTTCTTCATACTGAGGAAATGTTCTGCTATTAGGAGCAGTTTCGAGTCCTGTTACATGACAACTAATAAATGGAGTTGTTTGTAACATGTTTTCACTGTTTTCTCTAACAATATGTGCAGCCATACGACTAACATCACCATAACGAACTGGAACAGTTTGATAAACTAATGTGCCGTCACTTTTTGTATGCATTGCAACTTGGAAGCCTGCAAATATTCTAATAAACTGCTGAATATATTTTCGCAGTTGCTTATCATAAAAGTAAGGTACCGCTGTTATTTTTGAATTACTATAAGCCATTATGAATTATCCGCTTTTGGTTTAATTACGTTGCTCATTGCTTGTTGCTCATTAAACTCTTGTCCGTCGACTATAGTTGTGCGATTGTTGTTATTGATATAATCGCTAGCATTGTATGTTTGATCTGTCCAAGTTTTCTCGCTAATGTTATCATATAGCCTGTGCCACTTAGTGCCACGACGAACAAACAATCTATGAGGAACAAAATCATTTCTAATAAAATATTGTCCTTCTTGTGGAGTACTTGGAAATTGATCACCTGTGTCAATAGCTTCTCCATAATCCCATGTTTCTTCTTGATTAACAATACCGCCGCTTGTTGCATGGTCATACCCGAACAAATGATCTCGTAAACTTTTTCCAGTAGGATCTTCTTGATCAGCGGCAGCAATGATAGCATCGCTAATGTTGTATTCAGTTTTGTATGTACTAAGATCATTTTTAAGAGTATTTGCTTCTTCTCCGTCTCCAAGTATATCGTAGTATTCTTGGCTGTCTGTTAGTGGCGATAGCTTAACTCTCCAAATATGAGGATACCATGTTTGTGAAAAACCTTCTGCACCTCTGTTAGCATCATTAACAACATAGTACTTGTTAACAGCACTTTTTTCTGCATTTAATAATAATGCATCTCTGAGATGAGGAAGTTCTAGCACATCTCCGGGCATAAGACGTCTGCCCATAATTTCAACCATTTCATTCATGTGAAATGTCATGTATAACATGTCATTACTAAGAAAAAGTCCAAACTGTGTTAAGTCAAAATCTGTGTCTTGTACATTATATACACCTCTAAGTTCATATATGTCCGGATCATATTTACGATCTCTGTTTTCCATAAACAACAAATCTTGTATTTTTGTTTCGTTTAGGATCCCTTCGACATTAATAAATTCTCCACTTAGTGGATCTATTTCTCTACCATCGATATAATTAGGTTGACTTGGATCGTTTTTATCAGGTGTAACTGCTGGTCCAACATACTTGTGAACGTGTACACCTGTACCGCCGATACTGAATTGTTCACGGATATTGCGATCCATGTAGTAGTAATCATTTGTCTTTGTAGGTTTGTATAAACTTAATCTTGGCATATGTATATTTAGCTGGATCTTAGAACTTGACAAAACAGAGAATGGTGCTATTATAAGTATGTAACAGTTTGGAGATAATCATGGCGAGAAGTGTAACTAAACGTAAAAAACCTAGAGTACAACGTAGAGCTAATGCTTGGGACCAGTTGCCAATGGATAAAGGTTGGCATGCTGTACAATATCATATCCACTATTTGATCGAAGCAAAAGAATGGCTTAACAAAATCAAAGGCTACATCAAAAAGAATTATGACAAAAAAACAATTGCTAATATTAACAAACTTCCGGACTGGAAAATAGGTGGCAAAAGTCATTATGCAACTGCTGCACACTTTGAAGAAAACGCTCCTGATCAAATACATCCTGCATATGTAGGTAGACTTGACAAGTGGATTAAAGAACTTGCGGATGAAGGTGCAAAAATAGTAGCAGAGAAAAAAGCTGAAGAAAAACAAAAAAAGCAAGTATATGTTCCTACTATTCAAGAACGTCTTAAAGAAGCAACCATTGACAAATTAGAAGAACTAGACGACTGGTTAGACGATTGGTTGCGTGACAGCAAAAAGAATCCTTTGATAAAATGCAATCCGCTAAACTATTTTAGAAAACAAGAAATGAATCTAGGACATTTGCGGTTTGTAGATCAATTCTACAGAGGACAGTATGAAGAACTGCAAGAACTAAATGATCTTCCTCCTGCTAAAAAGCAAGACGATATGCAACAACAACTTGCAGAAGGTTATAACACTTACAGTAAAAAAGAAATCAAAGAACTAACTGATTTCTACAAACGCTTGTTTGATGGAATTGAAATCATTAAAGCAGAGAAAAAACAAACACGCTCTGTTCGTAAGCCTAAACAAAAGTCAGCGGCTGATCTTGTTAAAAAGCTAAAGTTCAAAGCAAGTGATGGAGATTTTGGTCTTAGTAGTATTCCTCCTGCGGAAATCATTGATGCAACAGTGCTAGTAGTGTTTAATACTAAAAATCGTAAACTAGGTGTTTACTATGCACAAGACCATTCTACGTTCAAAGTTAAAGGAACAACTTTACAGTTTTTTGATGAGAATCGTAGTGTACAAAAAACAGTACGTAAGCCCGATGAAGTACTTCCTAATTGGAAAAAGATTACTAAGCACAAACTTGGTCCACAGTTTGGATATCTAAAAACAACTGAAACAAAACTTAACGGTAGATTTAATGATGATACAATCATCTTAAAAGCCTTCAAGTAATAAATAGTTGTATGGCACTAGTAGATGATTTAATCAGAGAAATAGAACTAAGATTAGGTGGTCAGATGGTCGACGTTGAACTCGACCCTGAGCACTATGACTTGGCTATTAAGAAAAGTTTTGAAAAATATAGACAGCGTAGTGAAAACGCTGTCGAAGAAAGTTTTGTTACCTTAAACTTGCAAGAAGATATTGCTGAATATACACTAGACAGTGATGTTATCGATGTTTACGATGTTTATAGACGCAGTAGCGGTACACTTAATAGTGCGAGTAGTGGAGACATTGAGCCATTTGAAACTGCATATCTGAATAATTATCTATTATACAGTGGTCGTGCAGGCGGCATGGCAACTTATGATTTCTTAGCACAGAACAGAGAAACATTGGGTAGACTGTTTGGAGAAAATTATACATTTACTTGGAATACTGTAACTAAAAAATTATTGTTACACAGAAAAGTTAAAGCCGCTGACACTGTTTATTTGCATGTTTACAAATATAGAACAGACGAAGAACTATTAACAGATCCTTACAGTAGTCCGTGGGTAAAAGATTATGCACTAGCACATGCTAAGTTAATGCTTGCTGAAGCACGTGGTAAGTTTAATACTATTGCAGGGCCACAAGGTGGAACTAGTTTAAACGCAGACGCATTACGTATGGATGCGCAAGCAACTATTGATAAACTTGAAGATGACCTAAAATATTATGCAGAAGGCCAAGCAGGTCTTGGTATAATTATAGGTTGACAAATATGCCTGATCCTATTATTATCTAAATATGAAATTAAAGTTGTTAGTGATTGGTCATGGACGCCATGGCAAAGATACTGTCTGTGAAATTCTCAGAGACAAGTATGGTTATAGTTTTGAATCTAGTAGTCAGTTTTGCAGTAAGTTGTTCATTTATAACGACTTAAAAGACAAATACGGATATTCAAGTGAAGTAGAATGTTATGCAGACAGGCACAATCATCGTAAAGAATGGTATGATGCTATTTGTGATTACAATGTTCCAGATCCTGCTAGATTAGGACGAGAGATTTTTTCAGCACATGATATCTATTGTGGGTTACGAAATAAAAAAGAATTCCATGCAATGAAGAATACTGGTGTATTTGATTACTGCATTTGGGTAGACCGTAGTGATCACTTGCCACCTGAAAGCAAACACAGTATGAGTCTTGAACAATGGATGTCAGATTTTACTATTGATAATAACGGTACATTAGAAGATTTAGAATTTAATGTACATGCTCTTATTAGTCACATTGATAGCTACAGTGCTAGTTAATTAACTACGTGGTTAACCTCTATATCCCCCCTGATATATAGCAACTCTGGTAAATAGTTTTAGCAAATACTTTTATCAGAGGAGCAAGAATATGGCATTAGTATCTCCAGGTGTTGAGGTCCAAGTAGTAGATGAAAGTGCATACGGTGCACCAGGTGCCGGCACAGTACCACTACTATTGGTAGCAACACATCAAGACAAAACAGATCCGACAGGCAGTGAAGCAGACGGTATTGCCAAGTATACAAAAAGTCAGTATGCAGGTGAAGTAATTAAAGTTACTAGCCAGCGTGAGCTTACACAGTATTTTGGTAATCCAACATTTACAATGGATGGATCAGCAGTAGTACAAGGCAGCGAAACCAGTGAATATGGTATTATGGCTGCATACAGTTACTTAGGTCAAGGCAATCAAGCATACATTGTACGTGCAGATTTAGATCTAAATGAATTAAACGCAACAACAACTGCACCAACAGCAAAGTGGTCAACAGCTAATACTATTTGGCTGGACTATGATGAATCAAAGTTTGGTATTCATCAATGGAGTGCAGCAACAAACAAGTGGGTTGAACAAACACCTCTTGTTGAAGTTAACGCAGACGATGGTTCAGACATTGCAGGTGGTGTACACACACCAACAACTACAGTAGTAAACGGATCATTCCTTGCAGTTGTACACGTTGACAACGAAACAAGTGTAACCGCAGTACGTCAAATGTCAGTAGAATATTTTTACGGTGTTAGCGGCGCATGGGAAGTAGTTGATCAATCAACAGGTATCAGTACAGGCGAAGCAGTAACATGGGATGCACACTACAATGCACCAGCAGGACCTAGCAATGGTGATATTTGGGTTAAAACAACACGCCCAGGTAATGGTCTTAACTTAGCCCTATACAGTTACGACTCAACATTTAACATGTTTACACCACTAACAGTAGAAGGTGTTAGCACTACACAAACAGCAGGTGCTGCTGGTATTGGTGACTTTGTAGCACAAGATGGCTCAAGTACAACAGCACTAACAGCAGGCGGTGTCTCTGTTGGGAATATTTTACTTGATCAAGAAGCAGCAACAGCCGCAGTTATTATTATTAGACCTATAACAGCAGGTGGTGCAGTTGGCACAGACCTTACAGCAGGTTCTTATACAACAGCACTAGCAATGGCAGACATTCCTACAGGAACTCCTGCGAACGGTACATACTGGTATGATAATACTATTGGCGCATTGGATGTATATTCAGTACAGCCAGGCGGATTTACACCTGTAACTCCTACATATAGTACAACTGCTCCAACAGGTGCAGTATTAGGCGATGTTTGGATTGACACAACATACGCAGGTGAAAACATGGCAAACGAACGTGCTTATCCTGCAATTAATGTATGGAATGGTGCAGCATGGATTGCACATGACAACACAGACCAAACTACTACAACTGGTGTTCTTTTTGATGACATCACTGATACAGCAGCTGACACAAGTAATGGTGGTAGTGCAACAGTTATTACAGGTGGTCCTAACCCAGCGTTATATCCAAACGGTATGATTGCAGTTAACATGGCACAAAGTAAAAATACTGTAAGAGAATACAACAGTGTAGCAGGTGCATGGAGAAATGGTGCAGCTAATCACGCAGATGGCAGCGGACGGTTTGGTCGCTATGCACAGCGTGGTGTTATTGCAACAGCAATGCAAGCGGTTGCGGCAGGTACAGATTTACGTGATCCACAATTCCGCTTTAGCTTAATTGCAGCACCTAACTATCCAGAACTAGTTGACGAAATGGTTAACCTTAACGCAGACAGAGGCGAAACAGCATTTATTATTGTTGATAGTCCACTTCGTAAAAACCCAACTGATGTTATTAACTGGGTTCAAAACGGAAATGTTGCAAGTGAAAATGGCGAAGATGGATTGGTAACAAACAATACATACAGCGCAGTTTACTATCCAGCAGGTCAAACAACTGAACCATTAAATGGTAACACAGTTGTTGTTCCTCCTTCACATATGGCACTATACACATATGCATATAACGACAACATTAGCTTCCAATGGTTCCCACCAGCTGGTCTAACACGTGGTGTTGTGCAAAACGCAACTAGCGTTGGTTATGTTACAACTGAAGGCGAGTTTAAAGCAGTAGCACTAAGTCAAGGACAGCGTGATGCAATGTATACAGCTAAATTAAACCCGATTACAACATTTGTTGGACAAGGTACAATTGTATTTGGTCAGAAAACACTACACACTACTACAAGTGCGTTAGATCGTGTTAACGTTGCAAGACTTGTTGCATATCTAAGAGATCGTTTTGATGAACTAGCTCGTCCGTTCTTATTTGAAATCAACGATGCACAAACAAGAGCAAGAGCTAAAATTGCATTTGAAAGATTCTTAGCAGATATCTTAAGCCGCAGAGGTCTAAACGACTTTGCAGTTGTATGTGATGAATCAAACAACACACCAGCAAGAATTGATCGTAATGAATTTTATGTTGATGTTGCTATCGAACCAGCAAAAGCAGCAGAATTCATTTACATTCCAATCAGATTGGTTAATACAGGTGCTCTTTCAGAGACAAATTAATAAAAAATTAACATAATACTTAATTAGGCGTCATACGGCGCCTAATTTTTTGACTAGAAATAATAAATACTACTAGCCGGTATTAAGAGGAGATTTCGATGGCAGTAATTACAACTTTAGGCGTTCCCGATAATCAAGGAAACACAACAACAATTATGCCCAAACTACAGTATCGCTTTAGAGTAACTTTCATTGGTGAAGCATTCAGTGGTACTCCAACTCGTAGTGTTATTAGTGTAACTAGACCAAGTATTACACACGATGAGGTAGTTGTAGACGCATATAATTCAAGAATTTACCTAGCAGGTAAACATACGTGGGATCCAGTAACAGTGGTCCTAAGAGACGATGTTGACAGTGCGGTATTAAAAGAAATCAACAATCAATTAAATTTCCAAGTGGATCATGCTAACCAATCAAGCCCAAGAGCAGGTAGTGGTTATAAATTCCAAATGGTTGTTGAAAGTTTAGATGGTGCAAACCCATCACCAGGTGTACTAGATACATTTGAACTAGCAGGTTGCTATCTTGCAAACGTTCAATATGGTGATATGGCATATAATAGTAGTGAACAAGTACAAGTTACATTAAGTGTACGCTACGATAATGCTGAAATTTATGATGCAGCTGGTAACGCTACGCTAACAGGCGCAACACCTGATCAAACTCGTAGTAACGCAACAGGCGCTGGTACCTAATAGGACATAACTAATGGGATTGATTAGCAATACCGGCCCTTATAATGCTGCCGCTGATAAATTTAATATTCAGCACGGAAGTAATGTACTCTTAGGTGCACCAAGACTGAAATATAATTACAGCGTTGATTTTATATTAAACGAATCAATCCCGCTAATGGACGAAAGTTTTGGAAGAGCCTTTACATTTGATAGAGTTTCAAGTGTAGGCCTTCCAGACTACGACTATAATGTTGTTAGAGTAAATCAATATAACAGACCTAGATATGTTCCTACTAGAATGGATACTAGTCCTGTTAGTATTATTTTTTATGATACTAAAGATAATCAATTTAATTTTTTACACATGGCATATGCTAGACACTACTTCAATGGACACGAGCTTGAAGGACTAGCTGGTTATAATGTTATAACTCCGCAATTTAGCACAGGTGCGGGACAAGACTTTGGCGCACAATCTGTTCCTCATAGTCAAAGATTTTTCTTTCAAGAAATTATTATTAAACAACAAGATACTGCACAAGGTGGCAGATCTATACATTTACACAATTGTATGATGACAAGTGTTAATCATGACAGATTAGATTATAGCGATAGCAATCCTGTCACTTATAATGTTCAATTTCAACCAGAGCATGTTAACATTAAACCGTTAGCAGCATCTAGCACAGCAAATGCCGCAGCTCAAGCAGCAACAGGCGGTAGTGAAGCTGGGACTGTAGCAAATAGAACTGGTAATAGTGGCACTGTGTCAACAGGTACAGCCGCAACTTCTACACAAACTCCTGAAGCACAAGGACTTAGACCATTTACTGGCACACTACAAACTGGAGAAGTGTTGCGTAATATCGATGGCAGGACATACGTGGTTCCGGCCTCTTAATAGTATCGATAAATACTGTTAGAATGGCACATAAATTTCAACAAGGTATATATGAAGTAAAAAACCCACAAAAATATG